GGTGTCATGTCTCCGGACCTCCGGACTCAGCGTCCGGAATTTCTTGGTGGCGGCTCGGTGCCGATCACCGTCAATCCCGTTCCGCAGACCTCGGGCACTGGTGCCGATGGCCAGGACACGCCTCAGGGCAATCTCTCGGCCTTCATCACCGCTGCGGGCTCTGGCCGCGGCTTCTCGAAGTCCTTCACCGAACACTGTGTCGTTATGGGACTCGTCTCGATCCGTGCGGATCTCAACTATCAGCAGGGCGTCCACCGCGATTGGTTCAATCGCACGCGGTATGACTTCTTCTGGCCCGCCCTCCAGCAGATTGGGGAGCAGTCGGTTTTGTCGCGCGAAATCTGGGTCGACGGATCCGGCACCGAAGCGGCCGGCACCGGAGACTGGTCTGTTTGGGGTTACCAGGAAGCCTGGGCCCATCTGAGGTACAAGCCCAGTCTCATCACCGGTCAATTCCGGTCCGATAACGCCACGTCTCTCGACGCGTGGCATCTGGCGCAGGACTTCGCGACCAGGCCGACCCTCTCGGAGTCTTTCATCAACGACACGCCTCCGGTGTCTCGCGTCGTCGCGGTTCCCAGCGAGCCTGAGTTCCTGCTCGATGCTCACTTCAATCTCCGCCACGTTCGGCCTCTCCCGACGTTCTCGACGCCGGGTCTGATCGATCACTTCTAGGAGGCGTTATGTTTCAAGCCGCTGCTGCTGCTCTGGGCAGCTCTGCTCTCTCGTTCGGTTCGGATTACGCTTCGATGCTTCTCTCTGCGGAAACGCAGCGTGATCTTCGTCGCACCCAGTACCAGGACCAAATGCACTCGATGAAGGAGGCTGGCCTCAATCCGATCCTCGCCTATGGGGGGTCCCCGGGCTCGGGGTCTGCGCCGCAAATGCGCGGCGGCGGGAAGGATGCCGCCACGTCGGCATCCGACCTGCTTTCCGCGTCCTCGACGCGGAAGCTCCAGAAGCACCAGGAAGGTCTCGTGGTTGCTCAAGAGCGTAAAGCGGAAGCCGAAGCCGATACGGCGGAGGTCCTCCGTGATTCGCAGAGGGCCGAGCTGGATGCTCGGGCTCGTGGCCACGATGCGAGCGCGGGGTTGAACTCCGCGAAGGAGGTGACGGAGAACGACAATCGAGAAGGTCTCGTGCGTCTGACTCACCGCCGCGGGACTCAGGCCCAAGCGTCCGCGGAAGCGGACATGCAGCGGAAGTTTCTGACCTACGAGCAGCGCATTACGGAGCGCGATCTTCGCGAATACCGTCGGCGTCTCATGGATCGGCAATCTGCCGCCGCCGACGCTAGTGCCTACGAACGGCGCCAGCGGGGTTTGTCTGTTGAACGTGACCAGCCCGAATACCTCGTCGGGGAGGAAGGCGGTCGCGTCTGGCGTGGCGCCAACAAGGGCATTGAAACTCTTGGTTCTGGTGCTCGAGCTGCTCTCGGTCTGGTGCCTCGTGGGCGCTCGATCGACTTCTCTGCAAAGCGCGTCCGCGACAACAAGCTCGGGACTTCTCGTGTCCCGTCACTCCGAAGGAAGAAGCGATGAGCAAGTTCCGTTCTGCAACCCATCTCTACTCGTTCGAAGGGGACGACCTGGTCGTCTCCCGTCAGGCTCGCGAGGAAACTCGCACGCCTACCGTCTTCAATACCCTCGATCGCACTCGGCAAGAATTCCGTCTCTTGACGGATCCGAACACCATCATGCGGCGCTTCGCCGCTACCGGTGAGCTCGGTCGTCTGAACCCCAAAACCGGCGAGTATCTCGACGTGTCCGAGGTTCCCGACCTCCTCACCGCTGTCGAGCAAGCTGGTGCTGCTCTCGACTCCTTCCGGGCTCTCCCGGACAACATCCGTGCGATCGTCGGCGACGATCCTCGAAAGCTCGTCGCCCTCTCGGACCATCTTTCCGCTGTGCGTGCCTACAAGGCCGCCAATCCTCCGCGGGATCCCAAGCCGGCCACGCCGGCTCCCGCGTCACCCGCGGCCCCTGTGGCCGCTCCTGGCGCCTCCTAGGCGCCGTCCGGGGGGCTGGGGGCGTGGCCCCCAGTTCTCCGGGCCCTGGGGTCCCCCCCACCTTTCCCAAGCCTTCCTGGCGCCTCCTGGCGCTCCTCGGGCAGAGCCTCCCGAGCCCCCTGCAGTAGATCCAACTTGATGATCTACTGCCAACTGACACCGACTGGGCCTCCGATGTGGTATCCCATGGGGCATGAGCCCCACTCCGGGGCCTCTGGAGGTGTCTATGCAACGTCGTCACGGCATGTCTCGCAGCTCGTCCAAGCGGTCCTTTTCGAAGGGCACTCGCGTCCATAAGTTCAACGTCTCCGGCCGTCCCATGCGGGGCGGGATCCGGCTCTAATGGAATGCACTGATCCTCAGCTCGTCGCCTGGGTCGACGTTCCCGAGCTGTCGAAGGAAGTGTCGATCTTCCTGGGGGCCGTCGACCGCCCCTTCGAGCCCGCTTTCTCTGGTCTCGTTCGCGACGGGGCAACGATGGTCCCCGTCCGCTGTGGGAGGTGCCTCGCTTGTCGGATTCAACGGACGAAGGAGTGGAAACTCCGGATGCTTCACGAGCTCCAAATGCACCCGGGCCAGGTCGGCCTCTTCGCGACCCTGACCTACGACGAGAGTTCTTTGCCCGAGTGCGGCTCGCTCGATCGCGAAGATCTGCAGAAGTTCTTCAAGCGCCTCAGGAAGCGGTGCGGGAAATTCCGATTCGCCGCGTGCGGCGAGTACGGGAAAATCACCGGTCGTCCGCACTATCACGTCATCTTCTTCGGCTTGACCCTGCCCGACCTGATGGGGAACTCCACGGGCAGACTCTTTCGCTCTCAGATCTTCGAGAGTTGCTGGGGTCTGGGGCAGGTTCAGATTGGGAAAGCTGAAAACGACTCGATCTCGTACGTCGCCGGCTACACGGCTAAAAAACTCATGCACTCAAAGGGCGAAAGCCCGGAGGCCGAGTACGTCGACGTCTCGACCGGACTGGTTCTACGAACGGTCCCGGTCTCTCCGGAATTCTTCGGCACAAGCACCAACCCTGGCCTCGGGGCTGAATGGATCAAATGCTATGGCGAGCAGGTTCTGCGCGACGAAAACATCGCGCTCGAGAACGGCAAGTCGACGCCTCTGATCCCTCGCTACTACATGAAGAAGCTCAAGGAGCAGAATCACCCCTGGTTCGACGCCTTCGTCGAGCAACGCGCCGGGAATGCCCCGGCACCCTCGGAAGCGGCACAGCGTCGCTTCCTCGATACGGCCCTCAAAGCCCAATTCGCGAGTAAATCGCGGGAGAAACTCTGATTGGATCGCAAGCAGAAGATCATCACCCTCGTCACGAACGTCGTGACCGCCATCTTGTCCGGCCTCGCCGGCTTCTTCGGAGGGAACTAACGTGGTCAAGTCCTCTCTGATCGGCATCTGGGACGTCAAGGCTCGCGCCTACGTCTCCGTCTTCGTCGCTCCCTCCGTCGCCTCCGGTCTGCGGTCCTATGAGGACGCCAAGGCTCGCGAGGGCTCCCCTCTGCATGACCATCCCGGCGATTTCGCCGTCGATCTCCTCGGCACCGTCGATCACGACGCACGCATCATCGAGGACGGTCCGATCTCCGTGGAGCTGGTGGCTCCCGAAGTCAAGGCAACCGTCGAAGACATCTCCAAGAAGCGAAAGGTCAAGCGATGAAAACCAATGCGTACTCCGGTGGGAACACCGTCTCTCAACACTCGTTCGCTCAGGTGACGGGTCCGCAAGTTCAGCGGTCCGTCTTCAACCGTTCCAGCGGCTACAAGACCACCTTCGATTCCGGGAAGCTGATCCCGGTCTTTCTCGACCATGCCATTCCGGGCGACACCATGACTCTTCAGCCCACGTTCTTCGCCCGCATGGCTACTCCGATCTTCCCTCTGATCGACAACATGCACCTCGACTACTTCTTCTTCTCCGTCCCGTACCGTCTGCTCTGGGAATACTGGCCCTACTTCATGGGCGAGGAAGAAGAGATCGGCGACTCTGAGCTGCCGGCCAAGTACGAGATCCCGTGCATCGTCTCGGGTGCCGGCGGCTTCGATCCTATGTCCATGGCCGACTACTTCGGCATTCCTCCGGACGTTCCGAATCTTCGCGTCTCGGCTCTCCCGTTCCGTGCCTTCAACCAGATCTACAACCAGTGGTTTCGCGATCAAAACCTGATCGATCGCGTCATCGAACGGAAGCTGGGTGGAGTACTCGCCTCTCCGGGGGTTCCGGGTACCTCCACGGTCATCGACCTGGTGACGGACTACGCCCTCAAGCCTCGCGGCAAGCGGCACGACTACTTCACGTCGTGTCTGCCCTGGCCCCAGAAGGGGGCCAATGTTCTGCTGCCTCTCGGTACTTCGGCTCCGATTCGTGGTGAGTCCACGCTCGATCTGATCCAGGGCACGGGCGCTCCGGTCTTCTCGATCGGAACCCGCACGGGTCCGATCGAGTTGACCAATAACTACCCGGCGCGCGAAATCCAGTTCGACGCCACGGGCGGCTCCGGTTCTCCTTTGGCCGGCTCCAATCTGGTTTGGAACGACGTCAACCTGACCCTCAACATGGACAACAACACGGACGACGCGGTCTACGCGGATCTCGCTGCCGCGATCGCGCCTAGCATCAATGACCTTCGCCTAGCGTTCCAGGTCCAGAAGCTCCTAGAGCGCGATGCCCGCGGGGGCACCCGACTGATCGAGCTCATCCTGTCGCATTTCGGTGTCATGTCTCCGGACCTCCGGACTCAGCGTCCGGAATTTCTTGGTGGCGGCTCGGTGCCGATCACCGTCAATCCCGTTCCGCAGACCTCGGGCACTGGTGCCGATGGCCAGGACACGC